TTGCACTAATTTGTTTTTTTTCACGTTCTTTAACATAATAACTCATGTCTAATAGACTATTATGTTAAATTTTTATATATTTTATTTAAAAAATCTCATGTCCACTTCTGTTCCCACCGCGAGCGTTTATGTAATCAACCTGTTCTTTAGTAACGCATGCGCATCCATCTGCAGAACTAACGGACGAAAAGGGAGGTACGCAACATTCTGGTTTAAACTCGTTATCTGCGAAAAAGAACAACTCGCCTGGAGGCAACGGTAGTTTCGGTCCTCGGTTAGAATCAATATGAGGAGACATGGATTGCAATTTACGATCTCCATATGAACCCGGAACGCCTCGGGACATATTATATTTAGTTGGCGCCCCCATAGAATCAAACCCTTCTTTCACATCTTTAATACTAACTTTTGCGCAAGAACAAATTACAAAACATCCAATCATAATACCCACCATTAAACAAAGGGCAACTACCAATGGTCTAAATTTTATTCCCATCAATTTCATTTCCATGCTATACATAATTCATAGATAAAAAATTACTCTCTAAGACATTCTATTGGATTTTTAGATTTCCATAGTAAGGACCTTATACCACTATTATAATCCAGTAATTTAATATCATTTACTAAAAATGAACCAGAATTAGTAATTATATTATACATATATTTACTCTTTTTCATAGTGTAGCTATCTAATTTACATAGCGGTATAACTCCTAAATCTTTTGAAAGCAATTTAAGATTTTTAGTTCCTATTATAGTTGTTTTTCCAATCTGGTATTTTTCAATAGATTTAATATTTTTTCCGTCTATTTTTATAACTCCTAAAACCCGCTCTCCAAATTTAAGTTGATCGTTAATTTTCAAATTTTTAATTTTAACCGAACGACCATCGTCCAGTTCAATTTCCATTTCTCCGCTGACCGCTGGCTCCAAAGCTTCATGAATAAAGCTCTTCATATTATTATTATCATTTTCAGAAACAATATAACGTAAACTAGCTAAATCCATTTCATCAACATCGTCGTAATCAAAAAATACAATATTCTTAATAGGAATACGTTTTGTGGTCGTATTAATACAATATAACTTACCACCCCTGTAATCTTTAACAAAATTACTATCAGGATGATCTTTTACTGGTATACAACCATATACCTCATGTACAATCCTGTGATTACCCGTTACTCTAATCCCATATAATTCATACATTTCTTCATTATTATCAGTTGTTTGAATCAGAGATGTCACCACGCCACCATCCATTAATTTATCGCCGATGCAAATATTTTCAATTCTAACATTTCCTTTATTTTTAATATTAATTAATGTTCCGCGATCAAAGCAAAAATGCATTTTTCTATTTTTAAACCCTTCGTTTTTATTGGCATTTTCCCTCTCATATTCTTTTGTCTTTTTTTGTACCATTATTAATCTTTTTCTATGAGCAGGTACCTTGCTTGTTAATTTTACGATATCTATAATAATAACAATAATTGGGATAAATATTGCAAAAATGGCAATCATAAAAGTCGTCGCGGCTATGGCCAATGCGAATTCGGGGATTGCTAAAACCCACCCAAAAAAGGGAATTGTCATTTCCGTAAATGCAGTCAAAAGCATAGCAACAACAAACCCCGCTACAGATATTAGAATGAAAATAACAACAATTAAAAATAAAAACATAAAACTATTAATAGATAAAACGCCTCCTAATGCGGTAAATAACCCCATTGTTGCAACACCTCCTACTCGTTTTAACGAATCCATTGATTTGATTAATACTTTTTGGAGAGGGAGTAATACGTTTAATAATTTATTGAAAATTTCTGTGAAAAGACCCCCTGCCATACCCCTAATGCTTGCAAAAAGACTTCTCGCGTCATTAATACCATTTGATATACTTTGCAAAGTTCCCTGTAAAACAGATTGAGTAGCACTTAGCCCCGCCTTTTCAACATTTACAGCCCCTTTAACAATCTCACTTAAGCAATATCCAAAATTTTCTGCTGTATACTCCCACTTTGACCCTTCCGGTGGAGCATTTATTATACCAGCAAACGGCATTACAAGCGGATTACATCTAACATTTTTCCAATCTTTTTTTAATGCTTTTATATCTGTCATGAAATAGTGATATCCGAATATTGATCCAAATAAACCAAGAATAACACTTGTTAAAATAACAGAACCACCATATTTATCAAGATAACCCTCGTTCTCATATTTTTTCTCAATGTGTTCTTTCCAATTATTAACTGACATATTAATATATATATATATGTCGGATATTAAACCTTATTATTATACAAATTTGCAATTATAATTTTCCAAAAGATAATAATTCTGCAGCATCGCCAATCACATTCATCGTACCAACAATAGGACCCTTCACAATACTATTTCCAAGCATATTTTGACCACTTAACATATACAACATAGTTGCTACAATTCCTAAAATCTTCATTATCATATCTTTGAAACCAATAACAAATTTTTGAAACTCAATAAGCACGTTTTGAAAAACACCGAATACATTCATAAATTGTCCACCAATTGCGGGTCTGAAACCACCTTGAAAACTCCTTAAACTATTCATACCATCGCTCGCATGAGCAAGTCCCGAATTTAACATTGAATGTCCTGCATGCAAATCCGCTGTAAGGTAGGCAACAGTACTTTTATTCAATTGTCCTATGCATTGGGAAAAATTTTCTTCAGTATCATGTCCAAAATATCCTGCAAATGGCATTATCATCGGATTGCATCTATATTCCGGCCAATTATTTTGAATATTTTTAAATCCCTTTGAAAGGTAACTTACTAAACTACACATAAGAAAAATAAAAATGATTAATAATGATAAGATTATGTCACCGAACTTCATATTAAAATATATTGTGATTTTAATATTTCATTATTTGTTGTATATTGGAAGAGTCCTCGCACTCGCATCCGTCGCCTCGATAAATTTTGGCATCCATTTATAAGGCATTATATTTTTAGTATAACTCTCATCGCCAAAGTGTGAGTGGAAAATATCATCATAATACCTTTGTTCTGATCCCTTTTTTTCCATATCTGGATATATTAAATGAGTGTGTCTCTGAATAACTTCAAACCAGGATTCCTTCTCTGTACTGACACCGTCGCTGAACGCCTCTTTCCTTCTCCATAAAACATTATCTGGTAAATAACCATTCTTAAATGCGTGACGCAAAAGATACTTTTCCGGTTTTGAACCATTGCAGTGATTTCTAATATGCGAAGGGATTGATAAATAACTTTGGATAAACCCCCTGTCTAAAAATGGCGTCCGTGCTTCCAAACCATGCGATGATATAGATCTATCCGATCTTAAAACATCAAAAAGATGTAGATCTTTGAGTAATCTTTTACACTCAATGTCAAATTCAATTGACCCGGGGGCATAATGGAAAAATAAGTATCCACCCGTTAATTCGTCACTACCATCTCCGTTAAATATCACTTTGGCTGAACTATTTTCTTTGATATACTTACAAATTAAATAATTCCCTACACTTGCTCTTACTGTCGTGGTATCTTTACTTTCAATGGCATAAATTACCTCAGGTATAGCATTTAAAAATTCTTCTTCTGTACATTTAACCTCATGGTGCGTTGTTCCCAAAAATTCAGCCACTTGTTTTGCATATTTCAGATCTTCAGACCCTTCTAAACCTATACTCCAAGTATTCACCATCTTTGCACCATCTTTGCCATGTTTTTCCTTATAAATATTAACAACCAATGAACAAATCAAACTACTATCCAATCCTCCAGATAATAAACACGCAATTTCTCTTTCTGTATTATCAACCCTCTTTTCCACAGCTTGTTTCAAACTACTTCGTATCAACTCATCTGTTTGTGAAATCTTTTTAATGGCGTGATTTTCAAACACTTCGTTGGTGAAAAATGGTTTTATATCCCGACAATCGTGACCATATTCTTTATAGGATATTGTCATATAATGTCCAGGGGGAAATGCTTTTGGAGGCATCCTCGTTTTAAACGTTTCAGGTGCCATTTTAAGCTCCGAAGCAAACAAAATACAGTCTAAATAAACATTATTATACCACATAAATAAGGGTCTAATACCTATTCCATCACGCGCAACATACATTTTTTTATTATCATGATCAACCAAAATGAATGCAAAAACGCCATCCAACAAATGCAATGTATTGGCAATGCCATATTTTTTGTAAAGGTCTATAATAACTTCACAATCTGACCCCGTTTTACAATCAGATCCACTCATCTCTATCAAATGTCTCCAGTTATAAATCTCTCCATTGCAAATCAATGTGCAGTTATGTTTATGCATAGGCTGTCCAGATGAATCATTCGTAAACCCATTAATAGCTAATCTGTGGAAGCCAAAAACTATATCATCGCGAATAACCAATGTACTTTTCTCCGGACCCCTTCCCGATCCCTTATCAAATGTTGATTTGATTTCCTTCAACTTATCTTCCCCGATTGCTCCACCATTTAACATGCAAAAAATTCCACACATATATAATATTATTACCGGCCATACCTTTAGGTATTTTCACTATATTATAATCTTGGTTTAATATAAGATGCAAGGTGTCGTAAATGGAGTTTTTTATTGCCAACAAGGTAGAACGCAGGAATTAAGTGACCGTATATATTCTAGAAATACCACAGGGGCACCAATTAAAATGAGTTACAGTATAAGAAGTGTCCCTACGCGCTATGTACATATGCCTATTTTAGATACTAGGAAAGAGGCAACGGTTGCATGTAAAGATAACGCAACCTATAATACAAATACAATGTTTACACCTGCCAGTTCATTACCTTTTAATGGTTATCAGGCAAATATTGATATTGAAACCAAATTAAGAGATACAATTTTTCCTCTACAAGCTTGTCCACAAGCGTACTTTGTTCCCGACTCAAAAAGCGATATGTATAATTCTTCATATCTTACATCAGGAAGTAGACCGGTGGTCATGACAAATCAGCTACTTTTTAAAGAGGACAATTTCTCTCCATTCAATCCAAACACATGCAACACTGGTCATAAGCTATTCAATAATCATACCAGAGTTCAAATCAGGGATTTATAATAATCTTTATAAACTCAGTATCATTTTCATTTCTATAAATATATCGCACTGTTAGTATAATACCGACAACAATAAAGTATAATCCTGAAACACCTAAAGTATATTTATACCTATTCTCATCATTTATTTCTTGATCACAAAAAGCAATATATGGATCTATAATATTGGTATCGTCATGTGATAGTTTATATTCAACTATTGATAGAAAACATCCCCGGAGATATAGAAAAAGTGCTAGTGAGGCGAGTAATGGTATCAAAGCTATTGTCGCAAACTTAATGGGAAGAAGTAAAAACAATATTAAAAAATACCATGGAGTGTGAAAATGTAATGATTTTAATAAAAATCCGCTTAATTTATCGGGTAAACCAGTACTTCTCATATTACCTAACATTCCATCTACTAATCTAGTCCTAATAATTTTATGCAATAATTTTGGCCTCGGTGATTTTTTTTTAGGAGTTTTTTTCGGCTCAGTTTTATCATTCATTTAAAGTATTATAATATTTATGAAATTCGTCTTCTACGTAAATATTATAACGGATGCTTTATATATCTTATGTCTGGGAAAAACGACAAATCGCAAAAACCAAAAAAGTCAAAAAGAAAAAAGGTTAATTATTACAACACTACAAAAAAAAATAGAATTTTGATAACTAATTCCCGAGAGTTATTGAAATGTATTACAATGAATTATATATTTATTATCGTTATTTTACTTTGTATATACGCATTGAATTATTATGACACGCAAAAATATGATTATGTGACCAGTTTGTTTTCGTTTTCTCTTGCTATGCTCATGGGATGGACTATACATTATATATCGCATGCATTTGACTTTGATGAATTATATGATAAGTGCAACTTTCAACCTTTTAAATACATAAAATCCAATCCGAAATTGGATAAGTATCTTCGGTTATTTATATTATATACATTTGATTTTCATGATAAAATTCACCATGATTCTAAAATTAATAAAAGCACATTAAATGTTATTATTGAAGCCGTTCAAAATATCTTAACACAGGGAGGCTTGTTAATTATTATTGCAATATTTACAAAAATAAATTTAGATAAAACGGCCATTATGCTTTGGGGGCTAATGTATTCAACAGTTCATAATATAAATTATCGATTAGAATGCAATTCGCAACATGAAAATCACCACATTGATCCTAAAACGAATTATGCGTTAGATGTTTTTGATATAATTTTTGATACTAAATACGATTTGAATAATATTGAGAATCTTAATTTTAATTGGGGAATAAATACTACAATTATTACGTTTTGTATGATTTATTTTAATCTGTATATTTAATAATGGATATTTCTTATAATAAAGTTGATTTACAATATTTCATGAATCCTGCTTTTTCATCAATCATGGATAAAAAAACACCTATTGACGAAGAATTAAAAATAAATTTAAAAATGTACAAAAAGAGAATTTTTCTTTTAACAAAAGAATTTTTAAATGACAATACAACACAAGATCTACGACTTAATTCATTGTTTGATATATATGCCTCAAATTGTATTGAATATTTTAAATTTAACGATAAGAGAAATGATATTCAAAAAGATTATGAAGATTTAGTTTTAAACCCCGTTGATTCATCATACAATACCATTAATCAAGATCCCAACAATTATATAATGAAAAAACCAACCACTCATGTCCCCAAAATAACAGATCATATTGATATAAAATCAACAAAAACCAAAAAAAAAATTATAATTCCAAAAATACGACATGTTAAAAATAAAAATATGAAATTTAAGAAGAATATTAATAAAAAATAAGAGTAATATACATATATGAGCTATAAAGAAAGACATTATCATGGTCATAATAAAACACGTAAAAAATTTAAAAAGGCCAGTTGTTCGCCCAAAAAAGATGGTACGGCTTTAGATTATTCATGTTATACTGCAAGTGCGCTTCATAATCTTAAAGAAGTTTGGAATGCGAGGCATCCCGATGAGACCATTGATACAAATAACCCACGTAAAATATGGGAAAAGTTGCGAAATTATATGAGCGATAACTGCGAATCCGAGTTGTGCTGGCTCCGACATCAATGTATTAAACATGATGTGGATAAATCTCTTATGGGAAAGATGTTTGCACCAACAAGCCCTCGCGAATGGAAAAAAAATCCACAAGAATGGTTGACCACGGTAGATATTCAAAAAGTTATGAGTCAATGGGAAAAGGCAATGGATTATTTTAAATTTATAGGCCCTTCACCAATTGACTATGATACGCATCAGGTTTTTGGCGAATGCGTATGGGAAGAAATCTGTAAATTTGATATTAAGGATATGCTAAAAAAGGGAAAAAAACACATCGGTCTAATATTTAATTTAGATAAACATACGCAACCTGGATCTCATTGGGTAGCACTACACATTAACATTCCAGATGAAGAAATATATTTTTTTGATAGTTATGGTGATGACATCCCTGGTCAAATACATAAATTTGCCAAAACAGTTAAGAAACAAGGAGAAAGCGTTGATTTGGATTTTGATATTAAAATCAATAAAAAAAGGCACCAATATAGCAACAGTGAATGCGGTATGTATTCACTGTATTTTATCATTCAACTGCTTCATGGGACACCTTTTAAAACTTTCCAAATTGAAAAGGTACCAGATAAGAGAATGATAAAACTAAGAAAAGAGTATTTTAATTCGCATGCATAAATACATAAAGATTTATACTTAATGTATTTATATTATGGCTGTTAATAATGAAGGAAATAAAGATTTGTTATCTCAAATACTTGATAAACATCCACTAAAAAAAGAGAAACCAAAATTATTTAATAAAATACTCAATGCAGAAGTTGAAAAGGTACACTCCAATAGATTCCATTTTAATAATAATTTAACCGCGATGAATAAAGAAATACTTCGCATATTTCAAAATATGGCATCAACTATAAATGTTCAGCCAAAAAAACACCCCAAAAGCAAAAATTGGTCCGCTCAACAAGCCGCTAAAAACATGGATGACCATACACCTGTCCCACGCATTAAGATTTTTGAGACCAGACTAAAAGAACAGCAAGAACATTTTAATAATATGATTAAAGCAGATGTTCCAAAAGAAATTGATTTTACTGACAAAGCCGTTTCCGGTGATTTAATAACCAATACAACAATAGATCAAACTATGCAAAAGCGACAAGAGGAGTTGAAACGAATAATGTCTGATTATCAGCCAAATAAAAAGGCTACGGAAGCTTGGATAAAAGGTGAAGCACAGGCACCAGAACAAGTAACTTCGAATCATTCAATAAAAATATCACCAACATCAATAGTTAAAAAATCAACATCGTCGCCAAATTCTAAGCGTGTATCATTCGAGATTCAAGAAATACCGGATACAGCATCTTTATTTAATAAGTTAAAAATTAAACCAAAGGAAACAAAACCCATTGAAAGTGATAGTGATTTTTTAAAGCAGATAATTCAAAACCAAGAAAAAATTATGCGAGATATTAAGAATATATATGATATTATTAATAAAAAATAGATTATTTGTTTGTCTTTTTTAACTGTCTCGTAGCCGGATCAATACGAAGATAGCCAATAAAGGTTGGTTGCCCCATCTTCGTTTTAACAGCTCTCAGATAACTTTCATAGTCATATAATTCACCTTCTGGGGCTCTATTGGCAGGAAGACGTTGATTAAAACGTCTTAATGCATATCTTACCCCATCCAGTTTCACCACCTCAGCCTTGAACACTGTTTTTTTTTTATTTTGTTTCTCTGTTTTATCACTAATTGTTGTTGAATAACTAGGCGTCATTGTAAATTCGTCAGGAGTTGGGACACCAAATGACATACAGACAACAGGGTCTTTATCAGTAGCCCTTGCGTGGAGAGAACAATCTATAGATGAACTCTTGACAGCCATCAATATTTGTTTATTGATATCTTCTTTAATATTAGATATTTCCCATAATGCCTGATCGCTTGTTAAAGGTGTTTTCCTATCTATTTTACTAACATCTTTTCTAAGAAGATTTCGTATATCTCGTATCCCCCCTGATTCCGCCGGAACGAGCTGTTTTTCTGCAAATTTCATTAGATAAATATAAACCTTTACATTTCTCTCACTCTCGGGCAATTCATTGTGACTACATATTCTTCTTGCTCTTCCGATAACCTGTTCTACTCTAACAGGATGCCAGTATGGTTCCATGATATGAACATATCTGGTATTTTTTAACGTAATACCTTCGGCACCACTACTCGTAATCATAAAAATTTTAATAATTTCACCATGATTATTATCAGATGATATAGATGTAACATATTCACGGATCGTTGAGGGTATTTTATCCCAAGTACCGTTGAATACATTTCTAATAATCTCTTTCTCCTCACTATCTTCAGTACCAGTATAAAGTGCGAACATTGGCTTCCCTCTATCCTCCTCAGGAATGGTTACTTTCCAAATCCCAGCATCACTTTTTTTTATCGTGAATCTTGCAAAACCATTCTGTTCTAGAACTAAGCTGAATATTCCTATCCCTTCCAAAGTTCTAAACTGTGAATAAATAAGATGCAAACCGATATTTTCAACATCCATTATCGTGTCCAAAATCTGTTTAAATTTTGGACTATAGATCTCCAACCCTTTAACACTAAGATACTCGGAAGCACCAACCTGTAATGCCTCTAGAGCTCTATCTATGCGAGCAGCATAGGATGGATCAGCTGTTTGTTTCGCTAGTTCAGCAACCGCGTTCATATCAGACTCATTATGAATGCCATCCTTTTCAAGCCTTTCTTGGAGAGAAATTGCGTCTAAATCATCTTCGTCTACCCCATCTTGCATTATCGTTGTTTTTAGATCCTGATCTTCTTGCGGTTTAGGTCTCGGAATTGCTCGCGGGAAGACAAAATTGCAAAATGCGCGACTAAAAATTCTATACGTAGAAACACTATCGCCATATATACCATCGCTGGACGCCTGTGCTTTTTTCCTCTTTGCATTCTTTGATTCCATCGCTCTTTCTCCTTCACGAGCTGTTTCATATAAACCAAATTGATAATCACTCATTGGAATTTCTGCTATTATTAAATCATTTTCAATGTCAAATGCAGGCATGAGCTGTTCTTGTGCGCTTCTAAAATAAGATGTTAATCCTAAAATTCGTTTCTGGAAAAGGTTTAGATTTTTAATATCTCCCGTTTTAGGATTAATAAATAATCCGTTAAATTCATCAAGAGTATCAGGTAGTGCTGTGAACAAATCTACTTTCGGGTTGCGCATTGGTTCAATATCATTAGATCTAAGGAGCGCCATACATTTCCCAACAAATACACTATCTGACATAGGTATACAATATCCCCTATCCCCACAAATAAAACCCCGCTGACAATCTCTTCCGCGATTTTTAGGATTACATTTATTGCCGCCTCGGTTTCTTTTGACGCCTTCATAATTCCCATCACGACCTTTGGTCGATACAAATCCAAATGGGTTTCTGGTAATAACAATTGTCTTTGAACTAGCATTATATTTAACGTAATCATGAGTAATCATTGATGAGAAAATTCTTTCTATTGATTTTTGATCCACTCTTTGTTTTGATTGAACATTTACATAAAATGTGAACGTTTTAATATACCCTCTAAGCATGTTAAACATAATCCCAATCTCATTCGGATAATTAATAATTGGAGTACCTGTTAAAAATATGATTTTACAATCCGTTGCACTCATTAAATATTGATAAAGTTTATATGACAAAGAATCCTTTTTTTTAATTTTATTTACAATTCTACTAACAAAATTATGCGCTTCATCTATAATAATAACCTTATTATCAAAAGGGTTGACCGTGTCATCTCCGCCCGTTAATTTTGGAAGGTGGCTACTTCTCAATCCGTTATAATTTAAAAATGCATATTTAGCACTTATCATGGCATCAATTTGCCTATTTAATTTCATTTTAGCAGGTGTCGTGAGTGTTTTATAATTTGCCTCTTTCTTCATATTTACCAACCAAGCGCCACCTTCTGTTGCGACAAAGCCTTCCGGTAAATGTAATAATTCGCTTAATTTTCTCTCCAAATCAACATTGCCGTTTGTTTCAATAAATTCCCAAAATTGGTTTAATCTATATAAAGGATCGCCGCACATCTTTAATTCACTCATATAATTTTGCCGCAAAGATGCAGGAGTCATTACTACTATCTGCTTTTCGGTTTTAACACCTTCTGCGATACTTATTGATGCGCATGTTTTTCCGGCACCTAAACCATGGTATAATAATAATCCGCGATATGGAGAATACAAGTTTATATAATCTCTCACAATAGCCTGATGGGTCATTAAAGAAAAAGCACCACTGCCTCTATCACAAGATACATTCTTCCTCTCTTCTTCTAAAGCTTGTCTATATGGTTCAAATAATGAATTAATGAAGTTTATAAAGATCTTCCTATTGTTCATATAATACGAACTCGCCCTCAAATTAATCTTTGGTACATTCGGCCACATTCTATCAACTACTAATGTATCCCCAATTTTAATTTTACTTTGAGGAACATCTGATCTACTTCTAACTTTCACTTTTCCTCGCCTTTTCGCTGATACTTTTATACTCTTTGACATTGGAATTTGTTCAGGTTGAGTAGGTAAATTAATAGCAGTTATTGTTCCTTTTAAAATATTTTTACCTAATTTAATTTTGCGTGGCTTTTTTACCGTGCGTCTGATTCTAACTGTCGTTGGTCCACGTTTTGAAGACACGTCTTCCTTTGTTTCAACAGGCGTCAATACTGTTCTGGTTATCGCGGCCTTTACAGGTACTATTTTTGATATATTGGAAATTCTTGCTTTCTTTATTTTTTGCAGCGCATCCTTTCTATTAAAATCCTTATCACGTTTATCTATCACAGCAACCGCTATACTAACATCAACTTGCTCATTAGGTATTACAATTTCAACATTCTGTTTCTTTTTGGGAGCCGGCTTTTTAAATAGACCAAATTCAGCAATAATAGTAGCCATTTATATAGATTAATCATATTTATTTATTATCCTTTACTTGTTCGATGGCTTTCTGACAAGAACATTGTTCGGCTTTTTTCTTTATCTTATGTTTACTCTCTGCAAAAAATACATATATTTTATCATTTTCCTTAATATAATCTTGAATAGCAGTGAAATTCTTTAAATCTTCAAATTTTATTGAATCGCTATGTCGCAATCCATGCGGATGTTGACCAAGACAAAGATAAACACCCATATGATAACCTTCTTCGTCATCATGAGGAGAAATTTCAACATATACAGGTGTTGTTTTAAACTCCTTTTGAATCATTACTTGAAAAATATTCTTATAATTATCATCATTTTCAAGTAGGTCGGTCCAATTTACATGTTTCTCAAAAATATTCTCCACAAATATTTGAGCTATTTGAAAGCCGGGTCCGGTAACAAAAACATCTCCAAACCAATTGTCCTCATCCTTAATAGTTATCTTATTAAAATCCAAAAAAAGTGCTCCGAGAAAAGATTCAAATAAACATCCCAGCTTCTTTAAATTTGTCCTGGTCTTCTTTTCTTCTGCATTTTTAGACATAATATACCATTTATTTAACCCCATTTCATATGCCATCCTTCCAATTGATTCATTTTTTACAAGCGCTATCTTTTTCTCTGTCATAAAACCTTCATTGCCTTTTGGAAAACGACGATACAAATAATACTTTGTAATACATTCAAGCACCCCATCTCCCAAGAACTCAAGACGTTCATTGGATTTGGTCTTTAAAGACATGCAATTATTAGGCTTATCAACAATAGTTACCCCATTTGCTTTATTTTCTAAATGTGGTCTTTTAACATATGATTTATGAATAAATGCCCGCTTATATAAATTAAAATTATGGACTTTATCCGGAACACCGTATGTTTTAAGTATTCTCTCAACATGTAATTTGGATATTTCATTATTTCTAGAGTTGAAAGGGTCAAAAATTAATTCATCTTGACCCTTTGATATATCACCATCTTGTAGCAATGTTTTTACACTTAAATCTGTTTTTTCTGACATGTTGATATTATATTGACTATAGTTTCTAAGTTATTTCAATTAACATTATTTTTAAAGATCTAGATACCGTTTAACCTTTTCATATACCGAAAATGTGCAACCGTTAACTAAAATAGCTCTCGTAGCACATATTGGATACCCTTTCCACAAATTTCCCATTTTAATAGATTCTTTAATAGAAATGTGTTGCGCTATTTGTCTTGAATGTATAACATCAATAGGGTATGTTGTTGTCCAATTTACCAAGCCTGCCGCCGCCCCGGATATCATGGGATTATAATCCATTTCTTTTAATGTATTATATGTTCCAAAATATACGCTCATGGCTAATGTTTCTCTGGCAGTTGTTGACCATATACCATGCATAGGTCTTAACAAGTCTAAGGAAATTGGTTTATTTATTTGCTTTTTTATTTTGAACGTGTCTAAAACAAATACCATTGGAGAGACTATTATACCAGATAATGCACCAGATAACCAAAAGTTGTTCGTATATTGGATTGAATAATCATACATTGGGAATACAGTACAAGTAAAAAGAGATGAACAAAATAATGGAAATCTCCATCCTCTATAATAATGTCTAAATGGTAATCCTACCCATGGTTGTTTGTTTTGAATTAACACCTTTGCCGTATCAAACGGATGCCCAACAGATACCTCTGTTAAAGCTATTGCTAGCGGAGGGATAATATATTTAATGTCATGCATTGAAATATATTATATTAACCGAATCGTCTAAATCACTTTCTGCGTGTTCTTTTACTCCGTTTTCTCTTTCTTTTTAAAGATTTCCTTCTTTTCTTTCTTTTCTTCTTCTTAATACTTCTGTACCTCCGATTTGTTTTTTTACGAGTTTTTTTTCTGTTACCACCACCTCCTGTTCCTGTTCCATTACTCCCAAGGCCTGCTTTTCTAGCAGCTATTTGAAATATACCATCTTTTCCAATATATCCACCAACCGCCTTCTCATTTATATCACTTTGGGCTTTCGCAAACATTAATAAAAACATAACTCTTGTCCCAGATGGTTGATCTGTGCACAAAATAAACCTGCCGTCTTGCGGGGGTGCAATTGTTTCTGCCGCCCCCACCGTGTACCAGTACTCCGGTTGTGAAAACCCACCATTGGTAACAACAGCTGTTAATTCTTGTAAATTATCACCAAGTCCCTTTTTGAACATTGTAAATAATATGTCTTCTCTCATCACTGAGGGCGACGACGAGGACGCTAACGACGAGGACGAGGACGACGACGAGGACGAGGACGACGACGAGGACGAGGACGACGACG